GTAAGAAGACTCTTCATCGTTCTTGAGAAGGCAATTTCTACTGCATCTAAGTATTCACTCTTTGAGTTCAATGATGCGTTCACAAGAGCAAGATTCATCTCTTTGATTTCACCCTATCTTGAAGATGTGAAGTCGAGAAGAGGTTTGATAGATTATAAGGTAGTATGCGACGAAACAAACAATACACCTGAAAGAATTGACAGAAATGAACTTTGGGCAGATATCTATATCAAACCAAATCGTTCCATTAACTATGTTCAGTTGAATTTCATCGCTACAAGAACTGGCGCCAACTTCAACGAAATTGGTGCGTAAGAGTAAGTAAGAAAAGATTATTCAAGGAGATAAAAATATGGCATTTCAAGTCAGTCCGGGTGTAAATGTTTCAGAAATTGATCTTACTACCATAGTTCCAGCTGTAGCCACCACTTTGGGAGGAATCGCTGGTAACTTCGAATGGGGTCCAGCAAAGAAAGTCGTTTTGGTGGACACTCCAAGAGCTTTTCGCGAAACATTTGGCGACCCAAAAAATTGGAACTACGAACAGTGGTTCTCGGCACAAAACTTTTTAGGATATTCAAGAGGATTGCAGGTAGTTCGTGTTGTTGGTAGCACTTTGTATGGAGGAGTATCCGCTAAAAACGCAGATAGTGGTGTGACCAACGCTGCAAATCCAGATGGTCAGTTGGTATATAACGAAGATTATTTGGATTCTGATAATGTCGGAATCATTGCTAGATATCCTGGTCAAAAGGGAAATTCTTTGAGGGTCGCTATTTTCCCCGGTCCAGGTGGAACTTCTTCTCCAGATAGATTCCAAGATTGGGTAGATGGAAGAAATGATGGAACAACTGCTTATTATGCAAACTTCTTTGGATACGAGGATGAAGGCGCTCCAGAAAGCACTTCAAATATACAAAAACTTGAAAGTCCAACAGCAAACAACAATCAAGGTGCAACAACCAATGACCAAATTCACGTTTTGGTTGTTGATGAAGATGGTTTGTTCACTGGTTCCAAGTTTACCGTATTGGAAAGATTCCCAAATCTTTCAGTGTTCCCAGAAGCAAAATCAGAAGATGGTTCATCGACATTCTACAAGAGTGTAATCAACAACCAATCTCAGTATATCTACATCGGGGGTGATGATCTTCCTGGAGATGCTATGGGAGACTTCAATACTCATACAGGTCTTTCACCATCTATCAAGAGTGGAACAACTTATGTGGTAAATTGGGGTGTCACAAATGATGCAGACGGAACATATTTCAGAGCTGGAGGAGGAACTGCACAGTCACTCGCTGGTGGTGCAGGTCAAACATCAACTTCACTAGTTACCAGTGTTCCATCAACAGATCCAGATGGTTACAACCTTTTCGAAGACACCGAACAGTATGACGTAAACTTGGTTATCGCAGGAAGTCTCACTGGCAACAGTGCAGCTAGAATTCGCGATCTTGTCACCACAAGAAAGGATGCAGTTGCATTCTTCTCCGCAGAAAACAAGAATGAGTTTGATAGTGAAACCGATAAGGTTGCTAAATGCACTGAACTGAAGACAACTATTGGATCAAACTCATACTGCGTAATCGACTCTGGTTACAAGTATCAATACGATCCATACAACGATCTTTATCGTTGGGTTCCTTTGAATGCTGATACCGCTGGTCTTTGTGCAAGAACAGAAACCACAAGAGATGCATGGTGGTCTCCTGCTGGACTCAATAGAGGACAAGTTCGCGATGTTGTTAAGTTGGCATTCAACCCATCCAAGACATATAGAGATCAAATCTATCCCGATGGTGTAAATCCAATCATAACAATTCCGGGTGAAGGAACAGTTCTCTTTGGCGACAAGACTGCTCTCTCGAAACCAAGTGCATTTGATAGAATCAATGTTCGTAGATTGTTCATCGTTCTTGAGAAGGCAATTTCTACTGCATCTAAATATTCACTCTTTGAATTCAACGATGCATTCACAAGAGCAAGATTCGTTTCCTTGGTTGCTCCATATCTCGAAGATGTCAAGTCAAGAAGAGGTGTATTTGACTTCAAGGTTGTGTGTGATGAAACAAACAATACACCCGAAAGAATCGACAGAAACGAATTCTGGGCAGATATCTATATCAAACCAACTCGTTCAATCAACTTCATTCAATTGAACTTCATTGCTACGAGAACTGGTGCGAATTTCAATGAATTTGGTGCATAAATAAAGAATAGAAGTTAACTAAAAAGGAGACACATTAAATGTCATTACCAAGTGTAGAACAATTTAAAAACCAATTGGCTTTGGGTGGTGCAAGAGCTAACTACTTTTTGGTGAGTGGTCCAATTGTTGGTGGTGCTGATTTCACATATCTCTGTAGATCAGCTTCTCTTCCCGCTGCAACTGTAAATACCGTGGAAGTATCTACTCCCGGCGGTAGAAAGTTGAAACTCGCAGGAGAGAGAACCTTCGAGGATTGGAGTATCACAGTTTACAACGACACACAAATGATAATGAGAAGAAGATTTGAATCATGGCAGGCACAGTGTGCTCAGTATGGCAACCCATTGGGTGCTGATGCTCTCGATGCTTATGGTCAAAGTAACTGGGTAGTCACACAACTTTCAAGAAGTGGAGCTCCCGTTAGAAGTTATCAATTCTTCAATATGTGGCCATCATCACTTGCTGCTATTGATTTGAACTTTGATGATGCTGGTTCAATTGAAGAGTTTGAAGTAACATTAGCATACTCTCATTATGAACCAACTGGTGGTTCACTCAACCAAATTGATACTGCTGTTCAACTCGCAATTTCAACTGCACTTTCCACTGGCAACATTTCGTTTGCTCTTACTGGATTGGCAAACTTGAATGCTGGTACAGCTTATCTTGGTGGAGCTGCTCCAACAACCTGATATTTGAAATTTATATACTATAAAGGGTAATCAATGGCTTTTGAATTATTTGGACTGAAGTTTGGAAAAACTAAAGAGGAGAAGGAAGACAATAAACTGTCTTCCTTCGTTCCTCCCGATACTGATGATGGTGCTGTAATAGTTGAATCTGGTGGGTTTTATGGTCAATATGTTGATTTGGATGGATCCACAAGAAGTGATTATGAACTGATTCAAAAGTATCGTGACATGTCACTTCACCCCGAGTGTGAGACAGCAGTAGAGGAAATTGTGAATGAGTGCATTGATACCAACGATCAAAAGGATGCTGTCCGAATAAATTTGGACGGAACTCATTTGGAACCAGAAATAAAGAAGATGGTTTCAAAGGAATTCCAGAATGTCTTGGAGATGATGCAGTTCAATACAAAAGGATATGAACTTTTTCGTAGATGGTACATTGACAGTAGATTGTATTTTCACATCTTGGTGAATCCAGAAAACACCAAGAAAGGAATTGTCGAACTTCGATATATCGACCCACTGAATCTTCAGAAGATTCGTGAGTTTAAGAAGGAGACAAGACCCGATGGGAGTAAGTTGATTTCTGGCGTTGAAGATTTTTATGTGTTTCACAAGTATGTTTTTCCGGGTTCGCAAAAGAACTTTGCGACAGCTCCAGATGTTGAAGGTTTGAGAATTTCTCCCGATGCGATTGCTGCGGTGAACTCTGGACTTTATGATACGAGAAACAAGAGAATTGTTGGATATCTGCACAAAGCAATCAAATCGTTGAATCAACTCAGAATGATGGAAGACGCCGTGGTGATTTATAGAATTTCCCGTGCGCCCGAAAGAAGAATATTTTATGTGGATGTTGGTAACTTACCAAAACAGAAAGCTGAACAATATCTTCGTGATTTGATGAATAAACACAGAAACAAACTAGTTTATGATGCAAACACTGGTGAGATTCGTGACGACAAAAGATTTATGACGATGCTTGAGGATTATTGGATGCCTCGTCGTGAAGGTGGAAAGGGAACCGAAATTTCCACACTTCCCGGCGGACAGAATCTTTCGGAAATGGAGGATGTGAAGTATTTTCAGAAGAAACTCTACAAATCTTTGAATGTTCCAGCATCTCGTCTTGAAAGTGAAAATGGATTTACTTTGGGTAGATCGACAGAAATAACTCGCGATGAAGTGAAGTTTGCAAAATTTGTGAGTAGGTTGAGAACAAAATTCAGTGAAGTGTTTTATGATTTATTGGGTAAACAAGTTGTTCTTCGTGAAATAATGTCAAGAGACGAGTGGGAAGAAATAAGACCAGATGTTCATTTTGACTTCAAGAAAGATACATATTTCAGTGAATTGAAGGAAGCAGAACTTCGCAAGGACAAGGTTGATGAACTGATGAATTTGACACAATATGTTGGTAAGTTCTTCTCATATGCATGGATTCGTAAGAATGTTCTGAAACTCACAGATGAAGAAATTGAGAAGATGAACAATGAAATAGAGGAAGAAAGAAAACAAGGACTCATTCCACAAGACCAATCGGAATACGGACTATGACAGAAAAAACAAGAAACATGATTGAATTTCTTGAGAAGGAGGATTTTGAATCCTTCAAGAAATCTCTGTTTCTATGCATTTCAGAAAAATTAGAAGAAGCTCTTTCTGATAAAAGAGATTTTGTCTCTCAAAGTGTATTGGAACAAGGTGATGCAGCTGCTGCAGCTGCTGAAGCTGACGCGGAAAAACAAGCTTTGTTTGTTGATCCCATGATGGCAAAAGAATTTTTCCTCATGGACATAGACCACAAGGGACACACCATAACACTCAAGAGTTTGGGAACTGGTATCGGAAAACCAGTTATTTCCTATATTGATGGAGAACAG